TGAAGAAGATGCTCCCGGCAATTTGCTTCAGCGGTACATTCAACAAGAGAGCTGACAATGCGCTCATCGAACACAGCGGACTTATTTGTTTGGACTTCGATGGGTATCAGAAGCAGAAGGAACTACTCCAAGATAAAGAGAACCTGAGCAAGAACAAATACGTCTACTCAGTCTTCATCAGCCCTTCGGGCAATGGCTTGAAGGTATTGGTGAAAATTCCTGCGGATGCAGAGAACCATACAAACTACTTCAACAGCCTAGAGAAGTACTTTAATTCGCCTTATTTCGATAAGACGAGCAAGAACATCAGCCGCGTGTGTTACGAGTCCTATGACCCGCTAATTCACGTTAATGAGAATAGCAGCATTTGGGACATCATCGAGGAGCCTGAGTACAAGGAGGTCCATAAGCACCGCGACATGGCAACCATTCCAATCACCGACGAGAACAAGGTGGTGGAAATCCTAGTCAAGTGGTGGACAAAGAAGTACCCAATGGTTGAGGGTCAGCGTAATCAAAACGCATTCGTGCTTGCCATGGCCTTCAATGACTACGGCATCAACAAGAGCCTAGCGTCCTACGTCCTAAACCAATACGCTACGCCTGACTTCACGGTGAAGGAAATTCAAATCACCATCGACTCAGCGTACAAGAACACATCGAACTTCGGGACCAAGTACTACGAGGATGAGGAGAGAGTAAACCAAATCAAAGCCAAGCTAAGACGCGGTGTATCAAAAAAGGAGATTCGTTCTCAGCTTCAGGAAGCCAACCTAGATGGAGACACTATCGAGTCAGTGCTCGCCAAGGTGGAGGAGGAGAACGCGAAACAAACCTTTTGGAGCAAGAACGAGAAGGGCATTATCAAGATAGTTCACATCCTGTTCAAGCAGTTCCTTGAGGACTCAGGCTTCTACAAGTACTGCCCTGAGGGTGGTAAGAACTACGTGTTCGTGAAGGTGACCAACAACCTCATCGACCACACATCAGACAAGGAGATAAAGGACTTCGTCCTGAACCACCTGTTGGAACTAGACGACGTAAGTGTTTACAACTACTTCGCCGACAACACCCGATTCTTCAAGGAAGAGTTCCTGTCAATGCTATCAACCATCGACATCTACTTCATTGAGGACACAAAGGATGCAGCGTACTTGTACTACAAGAACTGCGCTGTGAAAATCACCAAGGATGAGGTAATCTCAATCGACTACCTTGACCTCGGCGGATATGTATGGAAGGACCACGTAATCGACAGGAACTTTGTAGCATGCGAGGTGACATCAAGGTGCAACTATCGTCAGTTCATCAAGAACATCTGCGGGGATGATGAGAGCCGTGCTCAATCAATGGAGAGCACCATCGGATTCCTACTCCACGGATACAAGAACCTAAGCTTCTGCCCTGCTGTAATCCTGAACGACGAAGTAATCAGCGATAACCCTGAGGGTGGAACCGGTAAGGGATTGTTCATGAACGCACTGAGCTGCATGAAGAAACTAGTGGTAATCGACGGTAAGTCATTCACCTTTGAGCGAAGCTTCGCTTATCAGTTGGTGTCTGCTGACACACAGATTCTATGCTTCGATGACGTGAAGAAACACTTCGACTTCGAGCGCCTATTTAGTGTGGTGACAGAGGGTCTGACCCTTGAGAAGAAGAACAAGGACGCCATCAAGATACCATTCAGCAAGAGCCCGAAGATTGCCATCACTACGAACTACGCCATCAAGGGTAGCGGTAATTCATTTGCCCGTAGGAAGTGGGAGCTAGAGTTACATCAGTACTACTCCAAGGCGTACACGCCACTCGACGAATTTGGCAAGCTCATGTTCGGAGATTGGAACGATGACGATTGGTGCGAGTTCGACAACTACATGATTGGATGCTTGAAGAATTACCTGCGCACAGGATTGGTGAAGAGTAAGTTTGTCAACCTCAAGATTCGTCAGCTATCAGCAGAGACATCGCATGACTTCATCGAATGGTGTGGATTGGTAGATGACCAAGAGCGAAACAACTCACTGCATACAGACACTAGGCTGTACAAGAACGAGCTGTACTTAGACTTCATCAACGAGTATCCTGACTACGGACCAAAGGCCAAGATGACTATCAGCCGTACGCGCTTCTACAAATGGTTGATTGCTTATGGGCTGTACAAGTATGGCTTAGCTCCTGAGGAAGGACGAGACATCCAAGGGCGATGGATTGTTATTCACAAACGTAAAGAGGGGGCCAATGATTCAGAGTGAGATAGTTGAGCAAATCGCCGGGTACACTAACGCACGCATGGTTGAGTACTTAGAACTACTACTCAGCATTGTGAACAAACAGGTGCCCGTAAAAGTAGGAAGGGGGAAGACTGCTACTACCGAGTATGAGTACAAGTACAAGGACTGTGACGCTACCCGTGAACGACTTCAGAAGAGCCTTGACTTCTACAAAACACAAGATGATATGACTAAAGAATTTCAATTCAGACAATACCAAACAGACATCATACACGCAGCCTTTGACATCTTATCAGAGCATGGCTTCGTGTATCTAGCGATGGAAGTAAGGACAGGCAAGACACTGACAAGCCTAGGCTTGGCGCAGTACGCAGGAGCAAAGAAAGTTTTGTTCGTCACCAAGAAGAAAGCCATGAGCTCAATTGAGGATGACTACAAAATTCTAGAGCCGGGATACATCTTGAGGGTAATCAACTATGAAAGCCTCCACCATGTAGCGAATGAGCATAAGTGGGACGTAGTAATTCTCGATGAGGCCCATGGTCTAGGCGCATTCGCAAAGCCTAGCGAGCGAGCAGTGGCTGTGAAGAACCTCATCGCCAAGGTAGACCCAATGGTTATCCTGTTGTCAGGGACACCGACTCCCGAGAGCTACTCTCAAATGTACCATCAGGTATATGGCATCCCCGGAAACCCATTCCGTGAGTTTCAAAACTTCTATCGCTTCGCTGACAGCTAAGGCTCCGGCTAAAGCAGCAGCAGCACCGGCTCAACCCGCAGCACCGGCAGTTGGCCCTGAGTTAATCGAACTCAAGAAGGACACAGACAATTGGACCGCAGTTGTAAAGTACGTGACCGACAACAAGGACAAGGGAGTTGAGGCCATCGGCAAACAACTTGTTCGCAAGTACAAAATCAGCCCGGCGCTGAAGAAAGAAATCGCAAATCTAATCCAATCTTAATCTAATGAAATCAGTAATCGAGAAGCTCAGAAATGACGCTGAGTACTACACAGGTATTGGTAAAGAATACCTAAGCAACTCAGACATCGGGACCCTGTTGACCAACCCAAAGGAATACGGAGTACCCCGCGAAGACAACAAAGCCTTTGCAGAAGGACGTTTGTTTCACCAATTAATCCTTGAGCCTGAGAAGGCAGTTGACTTCCATCAGGTGGACGTAAGCACCCGAACTACGAAGGAGTACAAAAACTTCATCGAGACCATGGGCTTACCATTCGCCATGTTGACCAAGGAGGTAGAGGAAGTCAAGCGACTTGTTGGAATCATCAAAGGGAACATTGCGTTCTACGATGACATCTATCAGCCCGGGAACATCTACGAAGAGCCGGCTATCAAGACCATCAAAGGTATGCAGTGGAAAGGCAAAGCGGACATCGTTACACCTGACTACATCATTGACCTGAAGACCACATCAGACATAAACAAATTCAAGTGGTCGGCTAAGGCTTATAATTATGACTCGCAGTGTTATTTGTACCAAGAGCTGTTCGGCAAGCCGTTATACTTCTACGTCATCGACAAGGAGACCGGAGTGCTAGGCATCTTCAGACCATCCGAAAACTTTGTGAAGGGTGGGGAAATTAAAGTGGAACGCGCCATCGCAGTCTACGAGAAGTACTTCGGGAAGAATCCAACCGAGGATATTGAGAACCATTATATCGACGAAATCTTAGATTAACCTTTTAAAAATCAAAATCATGTCAGAACAAAAAGAAAAAATCTTTGCAGAAGGCTTTTCATTTAAGCGCAACGAGAACGCACCCGACTATGTAATCGGACGCATCAGTATCAAAGTGGACGAGGCAATCACATTCCTGAGAAACCACGAGAAGAATGGATGGGTAAACCTAAACGCGCTGTACGCACGTAGTGGTAACGCATACATTGAGCTCGACACATTCGAGCCACAACGAGGAGGCGCACCCAAGGCAGCAGCAGCTCCAAAGGCAGCGCCGGCTCCTCAACCTGAGGTACAGAACGAAGAGGAGGAAGACCTCCCGTTCTAAACCACAATAACTGCGAGTGAATTGGGGGGATTTATCCCCCATTTTTTTCCTCCAAACTATGTCAAAGTGGGTACCCCCCTATACTATATATATATATTCTATTATCATTATTATTCTATAGAATAGAAACTAAAGTTAAAATTGACATAATCGACAAGCAGTTTAAAATCAACGACTTAAACGAACATTAATTCGACATAACATTGACATTTATGGCATATCAGATAACAATCTTCCAAAACATCAAGGAAACAGCGACTCCGTTCTTCAGAGACGTTAGTGTAATCCTCGAGCGTACCAAGGAAGGAGCAACAAAAGACCTTGTAAAGAAAATAAGGGCAGAGAAGAGAAAGCCTGAGAGAAACGAACTGAAGAAGATGCTCCCGGCAATTTGCTTCAGCGGTACATTCAACAAGAGAGCTGACAATGCGCTCATCGAACACAGCGGACTTATTTGTTTGGACTTCGATGGGTATCAGAAGCAGAAGGA